GTGACTATGTAACTAGTAATTTTTTCTTTTTTACAGTTGACACAAATACTGCTACAAGTGGTAATATAAAAGGAGGAGGCTACGGTTGTTCCGTTGGGCCTGTAACAATAGAAGCATGATAAAAAAAATTTGGAATTGGATAAAAAATATTTTTAAACCTGAAAAGCAAGATCCTCATCTTGAGATGTATGAAGAAACTGCAAAACAAAAAAAGATACGTTTAAAGCATAAAGGAGATATTAAGTAATGGCCGGTATAAGTTATTCAGATTTAGTTACACAAATAAGAAATTACACTGAAACGGATTCAAATGTTTTAACTACTGCTATTTTGGAAAATATAATTTTAAATGCTCAATACAGGATAATGAGAGAAATTCCTATTGATGCAGATAGACTTCAACAATCTGGTAATTTAGTTGTAGGTCAAGAATCAATCAATGCTCCTGCAGGGGCATTATTTATAAGAGGTATTCAAGTTTATGATTCTAACTCTGCTATAACAGGACCTAACACTTGGTTAGAAAAAAAAGATGTTACTTACCTTCAAGAATATATATCTTCAACAGCTTCTGATAAAAGAGGTCAACCTAAATACTATTCTATGTATGGAGGAGCCACAGGTAATACAGATTCAACATCAGGAAGAATGATGCTTGCACCAGTTCCTGATGATACCTATAAATTTAGAGTACACTATAACAAAATGCCAGCTACTTTAGAGTCTGGAAATACTACTAATTATATTAGTCTTAATTTTCCAAATGGCTTATTATATTGTTGTCTATCAGAAGCATACGGGTTTTTAAAAGGTCCAATAGATATGTTGACACTATATGAAAATAAGTATAAACAAGAGGTACAAAAGTTTGCTAATGAGCAAGTTGGTAGAAGACGAAGAGATGACTACACAGATGGTGCTATTCGAATACCAATAAAATCAGCGAACCCGTAGGAGATTAAATTATGGCAATATCATCGGCAGTTTGTAACAGCTTTAAACAAGAAATTTTAGTTGGTACACACAATTTTACAGCATCAAGCGGAAATACTTTTAAAATAGCTTTATTTACAAGTTCAGCATCTTTAGGTGCAGGTACAACAGCTTATTCAACTTCAAACGAAATTTCAAATACATCTGGATCTGCATATACTGCAGGTGGTGCAACACTTACAAGTGTAACTCCAGCTTTATCTGGATCAACTGCGGTTTGTGATTTTGCAGATGTTAGTTATACTTCAGCATCTTTTACAGCAAATGGTGCATTAATATATAATGATACACAATCAGACAAAGCTGTTGCTGTTATCGCTTTTGGTGGTGACAAGACAGTATCAAGTGGAACTTTCACAATTCAATTTCCAACAGCAGACGCATCTAACGCAATAATTCGTATAGCATAAGGAGGCACTCCTTATGGCCAATTCTTGGAATGAATCAGGCACAACCTGGGGGACAAACCGTTGGGGGACAACGGATGCTATTACTTCAGGATGGGGAGCTGATGCCTGGAGCACAGGTGGTTCATGGGGACAAGCTACTGATGAATTAGTTTCTTTAACCGGTGTATCCGCAACTACATCTATTGGAGATGTAATCTCAGGAGCTAATCAAGGTTGGGGTAGAGCTGGTTGGAGTGAAGAACCTTATGGAGAAAGTGATAATCCAGTTATTACACTAACAGGTTTTGGTCTTACAGCTTCTTTAGGTACTTCAGAAGAATTTAATGAAACAGGTTGGGGAAGATTATCTTGGAACCAAGCAGATTGGGGAGAAGGAGCAGATGAAACTGTATCTTTAACAGGTATTGAATTAACTTCTTCACCAGGATCTATTAATACAGAGGTTGCTTATTTATTAGAGATGATTGGTTCCAATCACTCTTTAACTTCAAGTATTGGTAGTCCACAAGTTGATGGTGAAATAGGTGTGCCATTAACAGGTGTATCATCTGAGTTTGCAACACCAACTTTAGCTTATGTAGGACACACTGTTGGTTGGGGAAGAAACGAATGGGGTGAAGATAGTTGGGGTGAAAGTCCAGACGAAGTTATTACTTTAGTAGGCAGAAGTATGGATGCTTCTGTTTCAGCAGCTAACAGTTGGGGTGAAGATTCTTGGAATGGTAGTGATGTTTGGGGTGGAAGTTTTGATGTAACTATAGAAACTGCTTATGATTTATCAAGTCAAGTAGCGACTACAAGTGTTGGAAGTTTAAGTTTTGTAATTAGTCCAACAATTAGTTTAAGTGGACAAGCAGCCACATCCGATGAAGGACTTTTAGGTTTAGCTTTTGGTGTAAGCACTGAACCAGTAACAGGAATAGCTTCAACTTCTAGTTTAGGTACTCCTGGACTAGAGTTTGGTCCAAGTGCCATTACCGGTGTAGCAGCAACAACTAGTGTTGGGGAATTAACTACAGGAGCTATTGAATTACTTGATCTAATTGGAGTAGCATCTACTTCTTCAATAGGATCTATTTCACCTGCAGATGTAGTAGGTTTATCAGGTCAATCTTCTACTTCTGCTGTAGGAACAATAACACCAGCTGAAAATGTTCAAGGATTGACATTAGATCAGCTTACATCTAGTGTAGGATTATTAGGAATAGAGGCTTACGCAAACATTGACACAGGCTCAAATACATCGTATACAAGTGTTGCAACAGGATCAAATATTAGTTATTCTAATGTTGCAACAGGATCAAATACAAGTTATAGTGACGTCGCATAGGAGATAAAAATTATGGCATCAACATACACACCTTTAGGTATAGAGCTTCAAGCAACCGGTGAAAACGCTGGAACTTGGGGAACAAAAACAAATACTAATTTAAGTATCATCGAACAAATTTCAGGAGGATTCTCCGCTCAATCAATTGCAGGTGGTGCACAAACTACAACTCTTTCAGTTTCTGATGGATCAACTGGTGCTGTGATGTCTCACAGAATGATTGAGTTCACAGGTACAATCACTGGAAATCAAATTGTAACTATTCCTTTAGATGCACAAAACTTTTACTTTTTAAGAAATTCAACATCAGGTGCTTACACAGTACAATTTAAATACGCTTCTGGTTCAGGAGATACATTTACTTTTACAGCAACTAACAAAAGTGATGCTATTGTATTTGCTACAGCAAACGATGGTACTAATCCAGACATATACACTTTACCTGCTGGAACAGGTGATGTAACTCTTACTGGAACACAAACTTTAACAAATAAAACTTTAACAGACCCTATATTAAGTCCTGGATCAGCAACTGCTGGTAAAATAGAATTTTTAGAAGGTACAGATAATGGTACAAACAAAGTAACATTAATTGGTCCTGCTTCAACAGCAGATGTTACAGTAACGTTGCCGGCAGCAGCTGACACACTAGTCGGAAAAGCTACAACAGATACTTTAACAAATAAAACTTTAACTAGCCCTGCAATAGGAACAAAAATTTCAGATACAAATGGAAATGAATTAATTAATCTTACTGCAACAAGTTCAGCAGTTAATGAATTTACACTAGCTAACGCAGCAACAGGTAACGGTCCAATTTTATCAGCAACAGGAGAAACTAATGTTGATATAAATTTAAATCCTAAAGGAACAGGAACTCTTAAATCAGGAACAGCTGCAGTTAAAATTGCAGGGAAAGAAACTATATGGATTCCAGCAGCAGCAATGTATGCTGCAACAACCAATGGAGCTGACGCAGAACAAGTAGAAACAACAGCTACAAGACCAGATATGAAAGTATTTGATTTTGATGCTGGTACAAAACAATATACACAATTTACAATAGCTATGCCTAAGTCATGGAATGAAGGTACTTTAACTTACCAAGTTTACTGGGCACCTAGCACGACTAATACAGGAGATTGTATTTTTGGTTTACAAGGTGTTGCATGTGCAGATGGTGATACTATCGATGTTGCATTTGGGACAGCAATCGAAGTTACAGATGCTGGTATTGGAACAGTTGAAGATCAACAAATTACAGCTGAAAGTAGTGCAATGACAGTTGCGGGTTCTCCTGCAGCAGGTGAGCAATCTTACTTTCAATTATATAGAGACGCAGCAGACGGTAGTGATACTTTTACTGGTGAATCAAGAGTTTTAGGTATCAAATTATTCTTTACTACTGACGCGGCCAACGACGCATAGGAGGAATAGAACATGTTTGGTTATAATGTTTTAGGATTTGGAGCAGGTGCTGGAGGCGGTGGTCCATACGAAGTAGATTATTTAGTTATCGCTGGTGGAGGCGGTGGCGGAGTATCCGGAGGAGCTG